CAACTGGCGTGTTACTAAAACAACAATGAGACTAGGTAGTAAAATTGTTGGTAAATGTATGATGGGTTCTACAAGTAACTCTTTAGACAAAGGTGGTGATAACTTTAAAAAATTATACTATGCATCGGATGTCACGCAAAGAAACCGCAATGGACAGACTAGCTCGGGACTATATAGTTTGTTCATACCTATGGAATGGAACTACGAAGGATTCATTGACTCTTATGGCGTACCTGTATTCGACTCACCAAAAGATGCGGTTAAAGATACACAAGGCGATTTAATTACCACAGGTGTTATAGAACATTGGGAAAATGAAGTTGATGGTCTTAGAAATGATCAGGACAGTTTAAATGAATATTATAGACAGTTTCCTCGTACAGAGAAACACGCCTTTAGAGACGAAGCAAAGTTATCTTTATTTAATCTAACTAAAATTTACGAGCAAATAGATTACAATGAAGATATTAAAAATAAAGTTTTAGTTACGCAAGGTAATTTTCAGTGGGCTGGTGGTGTAAAAGATACTACAGTTAATTTTTACCCTGAAAAAAATGGTAGATTTCTTGTGTCTTGGATTCCACCTAGAAATTTACAAAACCGTGTAATAATAAAAAATGGAGTTAAATATCCTGGTAATGAACATATTGGCGCTTTTGGTTGTGACTCTTACGATATATCAGGTACCGTAGATAAACAAGGTTCTAAAGGATCTTTGCATGGTCTAACTAAGTTCAGTATGGAAGACGCTCCATTTAATATGTTTTTCTTAGAGTACATATCAAGACCACCAACAGCGGAAATATTTTTTGAAGATGTGCTTATGGCATTACATTTTTATAGTATGCCTATACTAGCGGAGAACAACAAACCAAGGTTACTGTATTATTTAAAGCGTAGAGGTTACAGAAAGTTTTCTATTAATAGACCTGATAAACTTTATAACAAGCTTTCAGTTGCAGAAAGAGAAATAGGTGGTATACCTAACTCATCAGAAGATATTAAGCAAGCGCACGCCGCTGCTATTGAGTCTTACATAGAAGATTATGTAGGATTAAAAGAAAGTGAATATGGAAATATGTATTTTCAAAGAACGCTAGAAGATTGGGCTAAGTTTAATATAAACAATAGAACTAAGTTTGATGCAACAATAAGTTCTGGTTTAGCTATAATGGCTTGTAATAAAAACAAATATACTCCAGTTCAATTAGTACAAAAAGATCCAGTTAGTCTAAGCTTCGGCAAATATGACAATACAGGTTATACATCAAAAATAATAAAATAGATGATTTACACTAATGTTAATAGTTCATTTCCAAGTCAGGTGGTACCAGACGCAGAAAAGAATACTTTAGATTACGGTTATCAAGTAGGTAGAGCTATTGAGAACGAATGGTTTAGAGGTGATCGGGGCTTAGGCGCCGGTGGTCGTTTTGGTAATAACTGGCAAGATTTTCATAGATTAAGGCTTTATGCTAGAGGAGAACAGTCTGTAGCTAAATATAAAGATGAATTATCAATAAATGGTGATTTATCTTATTTAAATTTAGACTGGAAGCCAGTAGCAGTTTTATCTAAGTTTATAGATATTGTAGTAAACGGTATGACTGACAAAGGATATGAAATAAAATCTTTTGCAACAGATCCTTATTCTACTAGAGAAAGAACCGCGCATGCTACAGGTTTAGCACAAGATGCTTTTGCTGGAAATTTAATAAAAGAAGCAAAAGCTAATTTTAATATAGACTTACAAAGATCTAACGTGCCAGAAGATCAATTGCCTAAAAGTAAAGAAGAACTAGAGCTTCACATGCAATTAAGCTATAAACAAGCTGTAGAAATAGCAGAAGAAGAGTTAATAAATAATGTATTTAATTATAATAAATACGAAGAAATAAAAAAGAGATTAGCTTACGATTTAGTTGTTTTAGGTATAAGCTGCGTTAAAACAGATTTTAATTTAGCAAACGGTGTTGTAGTTAATTATGTAGATCCTGCTAATTTAGTTTATTCATATACAGAAGATCCTAATTTTGAAGATATATACTATGTTGGAGAAGTTAAAAGTGTAAGTTTAGAAGAACTTAAAAAGCAATTTCCATATTTAACTAGTACTGAACTAGAAGAAATACAAAAATATCCAGGTGATTCTAATTATACTAGAAACTACTATGGTCAAGATGATAAGTATAATAATATACAAGTTTTATATTTTGAATACAAAACATATAACAATCAAGTATTTAAAATTAAACAAACAGATCAAGGTTTGTTGAAAGCTTTAGAAAAGCCAGGTGATTTTAATCCTCCTGAAAACGATAATTTTGAAAGAGTACATAGAGCTATAGAAGTATTATACAGCGGAGCTAAAATTCTTGGTCATGAAAAAATGCTTAAGTGGGAGTTAGCTGAAAATATGACAAGGCCTTATAGTAATCAAACTAAAGTTCAAATGAACTATTCTATATCTGCGCCACGTATGTATAAAGGCAGAATAGAAAGTATTGTAAGTAAGTGTATTGGTTTTGCTGACATGATACAGCTTACTCATTTAAAGATACAACAAGTTCTAGCTAGAATGGTACCAGATGGGGTGTTTGTAGACGTTGATGGATTATCAGAAGTTGATTTAGGAAACGGTACAAATTACAATCCTCAAGAAGCTTTGAACATGTACTTTCAAACTGGTAGTATTGTAGGAAGATCTAAAACGATAGATGGTGATTTAAATCCTGGTAAAGTACCTATTCAAGAGTTACAAACCTCAAATGGTCAAGCTAAAATAAGTGCACTAGTACAAACGTATCAATATTATTTACAAATGATACGTGATGTGACAGGATTAAACGAAGCTAGAGATGGTAGTCAACCAACTAAAGATGCTTTAGTGGGTTTACAAAAACTAGCAGCAGCTGCGTCTAATACAGCTACTAAACATATTTTACAGTCGCTAATGTATTTAACAGTAAGAACAGCTGAGAATATAAGTTTAAGAGCTGCAGATATGTTAAGTTTTCCGTTAACTAAAAATGCTTTAATGAATAGTATAAGTTCTTTTAACACAAGCACTTTAGAACAAATGTATAATTTAAATATGCATGAGTTTGGTATATTTTTAGAATTAGAACCTGAGGAAGAAGACAAACAAATGCTTCAAAAAAATATACAAATAGCATTACAAACTGGCGGAGTTGATTTAGAAGATATTATAGACATAGAACAAATATCTAATATTAAACTAGCAAATCAAATGCTTAAAATAAAACGTAAGCAAAAACAAGAAAGAGATCAATCTGCTGCTCAAGCTAATATACAAGCCCAAGCTCAAGCTAACGCTCAAGCAAACGAGCAAGCCGCTTTAGCGGAGATGCAAAAACAACAAGCTTTAACAGAAAGTAAATTGCAATTAGAACAAGGTAAATCTCAATTTGAAATACAACGTATGCAAACAGAAGCTGAAATTAAAAAACAATTAATGGCAGAAGAGTTTAATTACAATATTCAATTAGCTGAAGCTAGAGCTAGAGTTGAAAAAGAAAAAGAAAAAGAAATAGAAAATCGTAAAGATGAGCGTGCTAGAATAATTGGCACGCAACAGTCAGAAATGATATCACAAAGACAAAATGACGAATTACCAAAAAACTTTGAGTCAGCTGGTAATGATTCACTTGGAGGATTTGGCTTAGAACAGTTTGAACCTCGGTAAAAAAAACTTTTAATTATTTAATTATATTATATTATGTCAGAAGAAGTAAAGCAAGAAGGTGAGTTTAAAGCTAAAAAACCTTCTAAACCTAAAAATTTAGGCAAAACAAACGAGGTAACTAAAATTGAAATACCTAGTACAGCTGTAGAGGTTCAAGGTGAAGTAGTACCTGAAGTAACTAAAGTTGAAATAAAACAAGAAGATGCCGTTCAAACACAAGAGACAGATGGTAGCGATGTTGCTATCAAAGGATCCAAAGACAGTAGCGACAGCCAAGAAGTGGTTGAAGAAGTACGGGAAACCGAAGAGAAAATAGAAACACCTTTAACTTTAGTTGAAGAAACTGAAGTTAATGATCCAGTTGAAGTTTCTAAAGAACCTGTACAACAAACAGAACCAACACCACAGTTACCTGAAAATATTGAAAAGCTAGTTTCTTTTATGGAAGAGACTGGTGGTACAGTCGAAGATTATGTTCGGCTCAATGCAGATTACTCAAGTGTAGATAACACTACATTGGTAAGAGAATATTATAAACAAACACGCCCACATCTTGATTATGATGATGTAAGTCTTTTATTAGAAGACTTTGGTTATGATGAAGAGTTGGACGACGAAAAAGAAATACGCAAAAAGAAAATTGCGTTTAAAGAAGAAGTTGGAAAAGCTAAAAACTTTTTGGAAGACTTAAAAGGTAAGTATTACGACGAGATCAAGTTGAGACCAGGCGTAACCCAAGAGCAACAAAAAGCAGTAGAATTTTTCAATCGATACAATGAAGAACAAAATACTGTAAAGCAAATGCATAGCGATTTTGTTAGCCGTACTAATAATTTTTTGACTGATGATTTCAAAGGTTTTGATTTCAACGTTGGGGACAAGAAGTTTAGGTATGGTGTTAAAAATCCAAAGCAGATAGCTGACGCTCAGTCTGATATTACTAATTTTATTGGGACGTTCCTAGATAAAGAAAACAAAATAACAGATTTGTCAGGTTATCATAAAGCTTTGTATGCGGCTAGAAATGCTGATACTTTAGCTCAACATTTCTATGAACAAGGAAAAGCTGACGCTGTTAAAGATGTTATGGCTAAGTCAAAAAACATTTCGACTGAACCAAGACAAACAACTCAAGGTGAAGTATTTGTAAATGGATTAAAAGTTAAGGCTATTAGTGGTGTTGATTCTTCAAAACTTAAAATTAAAAAAGTAACATTAAAAAACTAAATTAATTAATTATGGCTATAAGTCCTTTATTTGGGAGTATTGTCCCATCTCAACAACAACAATTGCTAGATACAAATTTTCTTTCGTTTAACGGAGGAAGCGGTACTGGCGATTCTGATACATTTGCACAGCAGTATCTACCTGAGATTTATGAGCAAGAAGTAGAGCGATACGGAAATCGTACGCTTTCTGGATTCTTGCGTATGGTAGGCGCTGAAATGCCAATGACTTCTGATCAAGTCAT